GTGTTGAAGATTTGATTGTGTATCTTCCTACGGATTCTGTTATTCCTGATGGAGTTGCAGTGGATTTAGGTATTAAGGATTATCTTGTCGGAAAACAGAAGAATAGAATTAAGGCTGTTAGACTTCGTGGTGAAATTTCACAGGGTATTGTTCTTCCTTTACAGAAAGTTGTAGATTATTTGGGTTGGAAAGATGAAGTTATTCCTGATGTTACTGATTTTGCCGGTGAATTGGAAATTGACAAATATGAAGAACCAATTCCCGTTCAAATGCAAGGTAAAGCACGTCCTTGGCCATCTTACTTGACTAAGTATGATATTGAAAATGTCAATAGGCCAGAAGCACTTCATCTTCTTGAAGGTAAAGAAGTAGTAGCAACAGAGAAACTTCATGGGACTAATATGGCAGTTTCTATAGCGTGTGTGAACGAAGTTTGGGAACAGCATGTTTGTTCTCGTAACTTTTCTCTTGAGGAAGCAGAGGGAAATCTTTATTGGATTGCGGCTCGAAAGTATGAATTACTTCCCAAAATTGAAAGTATGATTTCTGCTCCATTTCTTAGAGAAATGTTGAATATAGATGAAATTCAGGAAGTAACACTGCGGGGTGAGGCAGTTGGGGTGCAAGATTTGAAGTATGGATTTAATGGTGGTGATCCTGGGTTTTTTGTTTTTGATATCTGCGTTAATGGGTCATATATTCCTTTTGTTAATGTTGTAAGTATTTGTAGTCAATACAACATTCCCGTTGTTCCATTGGTTTACGCTGATCAATATGATTATGGTGTATTGAAAGAATTATCTCAAGCTTCATCTCAATTGGGTGGTGGGGTTCGCGAAGGTATCGTTGTAAAACCATCAACATACGATGAATATGTGCATGGGTTTGGAAGAGTAATTGTTAAATTTATTAATGAGGATTATTTAACACGTAAGGGTGGTTCTGAACATCATTAATACTTATAGTTATGATTCTTTTCTTTAATTTTGAGGCATGAAATGATTATATTTCCTTCGACATCCGTTGGGACATTTACGAAATTTTTTTCTACACGAAAAGATATTGTTTTTAAGTATATAATTAGAGAAATTGAAAAGGCGGTTAGTGTCAATCAATTACGAATTCAATTATTTAAATTTGAAGAATATCAAACCATTGCATCTTTAGATAAATCTGAATATTTGATGACTACTGAAATGGCTTTAGAGTTTTTTATTGAAAATGAAATGTATGAGAGTGCCGGTAAATGTCGTGATTTGATTAAGGTGTTAAGACCAAAATCAGATCGTCAACAAGTTGAAGAATTTCTTTCGGAAATTTCCAAACCATCATAAAGAAAGATTATAATGTTAAATAATGTTCGATGTGTTATTATTAACCCATCATATGAACCATTGTCCGTCGTTTCTGCTAAACGCGGATTGATTATGGTTCTTGAGGGAAAGGCAGTAATGACGGAACAACATCCTTATGGGATGGTCCGGAGTCCAACAAAAAAATTTCCTCTTCCAATACAAATTAAACTTAAAGAATATATTAAGGCACGCCCTGCTATGAGAGTGCCTGCACAATTAACTCGTAGAAATTTATTGGTTAGAGATAATAGCACTTGTCAATACTGCGGACGTAAAAAGAAGCAATTGAAGTCAAGTGAATTTATGACCAGAGATCATATCATTCCAACCACTCATGGTGGAAAAGATGTATGGACCAACGTTGTCACAGCTTGTAATAAATGTAATAATAAGAAAGCTAATTATTCGTTGGAAGAAATTGGTCAATATTTTGATATGAAATTAAATTCAATACCAAAAATCCCGACCGTTTTTGAAATTTGGGCGAATTGTGAATTAAAACTACCATCAATTTGAGGTTATTATGACAGAAACAACTGCAGTAGACCAATTGAAGAAACTTATGGATATCGCAAGAGATACTTTTAGTAAGGAACGATTTCAAGCTCTTGAACCAATGTATGATCATTTCGCAGATAGGATTTTAGTCGCACCAGCAAGTGCAAAAATTCACTATCATTGCTGTTATTCCGGCGGATATCTAGACCATGTACATAATGTTATTGATAACACCGTGCATATTGCTAAAGCAATGAAATCGGCCGGTGTCATAATGGATTTTACCCGAGAAGAAGCTATATTCTCGGCGATGCATCATGATTTTGGTAAGTTGGGAGATTTGGATCATTCTTATTATATTCCACAAACGTCAGATTGGCATAGAACGAATCGTGGAGAATTATATACTCATAATACTGAATTAACTTATATGTCCGTAACAGATAGAACACTTTATATTTTACAAAAGTTTGGGGTGGAAACTACTGCAAAAGAATGGAAAGCTATTAAAGTGTCAGATGGTTTATATGATAAGGCTAATGAACCATATTTTATAAGTTATCAATATCCACCACAACCGTTTCATACAAATTTACATTATGTGATTCATTTTGCAGATCACATTTCTACAATAGGTGAACGTGACACACAACGATTAACAGGGTAAACAATTATGAAAATAAGAGCAATATCACCAAATGTTGTTAACTACACTCGAAAGTCTCCCCGCTTAAATTTCCGTTGGGTTACGGATTTGAAATCGTGGTTGATTAACATTTTTAAGAGAAAACATTACCTCATTAAATGTGATAATTTGAAACGGGGTCAGTGGTATGATTGCGACACTAGACTTTTTGAAATCAACTTTCAGATTCTTGTCAATTATGTTGAAGATGAATTAGCTTGGATGCAATTGATTGCTGAAAATAGAACTCGTTGGTATCAACGTTGGATTCGAATTAAAGATGGTAGAGAATTGGGGTTACGAGAATTAAATTGGGAAATAGAACAGGGAGAAGATTCTCCAGAACAATCTGAATCCGCTAAGAAAATTAGAGATTTATATCTTTGGTATAAAGACGTTCGACCTAATAGGATTGATCCATTTGAAAACGTACCAGAAAGTGATTTTAAATTAGAAGAAGTTTCCGGTGGCGGTCGCAGATTGGTAAGTAATGATTCCGATGAATATCATAAAGCATTAAATAAAGCATTTGAAATGGAACAAGAACAATATGTTGAGGATACTCAAAGGATACAGGAAATTATACAAATACGTCAAATGATGTGGACTTAATTGCGTCATTTTAGATTAAAGTAAATACTTATAGTTAGACAGGGAAGGGTGCAAACCCTTCCCTCTTGCGTATATAGGAGAATATGTTTAAGAATATTATTTGGGTATCAGCTATAATGGTGGCCACGATGGCCGCGATATTTTCAGTCACGGGCATTGCTACACTTTTCTCTGCTAAATTTTATGCCGTTGTGGCTATGGCCGCTTCATTGGAGATTGGGAAATTGGTTATGGCTTCTTATTTGTATAGGTGGTGGAAGAAAACGCCCATTCTCTTAAAAATATATTCGGTTATTTCTGTAGTCATTTTAATGGGAATAACTTCAGTGGGAATTTATGGATATTTAAGTGCTGCATATGCTCAAGTTGCTGCTGTTCCTCAAAATACTCTTAATGAAATTAGTTTTATTGATAATAGACAACAATCATTAAATGAAATTATTGATGGATTGAGATTAGATAATACAACCGTTGATAGTAGAATAAGTCAAGTTAACGCAGTATTGAATGATGTTTTATCTGGGGGAACAGAATTAAGCCAACGAAGTGCATATGCCAATTTACAACAAGAAAAATCAAATTTGGATGAAGAAAAACAAATTAATGATTCCCGGCAGATGGTAGCCATAGCAGAACGAGATAGTTTGGAAATGGTTAAGGTAACATTGAACGCGGAATTAAATACTAACAGTGACATCGGACCATTTATTTATATTGCTCGAACGTTAAATTTACCATTGGATGTTGTGGTTAAATGGTTTGTTTTAATCATTGTATTTGTATTTGATCCGTTGGCTATATCGTTAATATTGGCATATAATAATATTGTAATGAAAGAACAAACCGAAGTATTGAAAAAGCCTGAAAATTTATCAATACAACCGGATTTACCACGTTCGTCATTTGATATAAAAACCACCCAAACAATACCTATAGAATCTTCTATAAATTCTGTTAAAGTGGTTGAACAAAACAATCCTCATGTGGAAGAACCTTCTGTCATAGAAAATGATATAATAAATGAAATAGACGAAATTATAGAGACGACAGTAGTTGAAGAAGACCCTTCCAATAGTGAGGACCCGGATAATCTAGTATCTGAAGAAAATATAAATTCTGATACAATTATTAAGGTTACGGCACCTACAAATCCCTGGTTATCTACAACAAACGAGTTTCCACCTAAACCTTGACTTTTAGACGTTTGGTAGTTATATTTTATAGTATACTTTATTTTCGGATAGGAGTGTTATAAGGTTATGAATATCAGTTTTGCTATTACTACCCATAATGAGGGTGAATGTATCGACCGTTTATTATTTCAACTTCAAGAATATATTGAAGGAAATAATACTTCAGATGAAATTATAATTTTAGATGATTTTTCAGAAGATCCGGATACGGTTAATATCCTTGACCGTTATTCCAATTTATCATACGTTCAATTACATCAACGAAAATTAAATAGAAATTTTGCAAATCATAAAAATTATTTAAATTCTTTATGTTCTAATGATTATATTTTTCAGATTGATGCAGATGAGTATTTGATTTCGGAACTATTGGAAAATTTAGAATCTATTCTTAATGATAATCATAATATAGATTTATTTTTTATTCCACGAATCAATACAGTAGAAGGATTAACAGAGGAACATATTAATATGTGGGGTTGGTCTGTTAATGAATATGGTTGGGTTTTATACCCCGATTATCAGTCGAGAATTTTTCGTAATACAGAAGATATTATGTGGGTGGGGCAAGTGCATGAACGTATTCAAGGTCATACTAGTTATGCTATGCTGCCTGCGGAAGAAAGGTTTAGTATTATTCATGAAAAAACCATTTCTAAGCAGGAAGAACAAAATTCATTTTATTCTGATATTTTGCAGCAGGATTAATGAAACGTATTTAGTCTAATTTTGGAGGTCTTTGTATGCGTATATTAAATTGGCGTTTAAACGCCTTACTTGTTATATATTTTATTTTATTAATATCAATATTGAGTGGTTTAGATAATACTTTATATAAAGAAGAACTTTTGTATGCTAAGCCGATCGTGGTTTCTCATACAAGAGTTAAGGGTGATTTATCTATTTACATGCATCAGATGGCATTACGTGAAAGTAATAATACGTTAGGAGTAGTAAATAGGATTGGGATGTTGGGAAAGTATCAATTTAGTCCTAAAACTTTATGGGGATTGGGGATACGTTTTAAAGTGGATAAAAATACTTTTTTGTCTGATGAACGTTTACAAGATGATGCTATGATAGCATACCTTAAACGTAATAGAAATTTTTTGAGTTTTTTAATTTTTAAATATGATGGCCGAATATATAATGGAATGTATATTACTGAATCGGGATTGTTGGCCGGTGCTCATTTAGTTGGTCCGCATGGGCTTAGAGCATATTTTGATCCAATATATACAGTTACCGTTAGAGATCGTATTTTTCGACCACGCATACAGGATTCTAATGGAACAAAAGTATCTGAATATATTGAAATGTTTTCTGGTTATGATTTAACGGAATTGGAGTCGTAGTATGATAGAATTTATTATTTTTTTGATGTTAAGTATAATATCAATATTAATTTGGGGCATTGTTAATCTTTTACGTAAAAATGAACATTTGGAAGATTTCATACTTGCATCGCATAATCAATCTAAATTAGTTATAGAGAATATGCGTGATTTAGATCGACAAGAAATGTTTGAAAAAGATGATGATGTGGGAATTATTTTTATGGAAATGTGTAATCTAATTGAAGAATATGCCAATTTTTTAGGAATAGAAAAGGAAGATCTTATAGAGAATGAATAATAAAATGTATTTTACGGAAGATACGGAAGATTCGATAATCTTATTCAATCAAACTGAAGATTTGGATATTAGAAATAAAATTTATAGAGATAAAATACATTATCCATTTGACAAGTTGGCTGAAAATATTATTAATAGATTTAAATTTCCATATATGGGGTGTTCATTTAAAGAAACCAAAGAACAAGTGGTTTCATTTTTAATATTAAATATCCATAAATATGAGAAAGGTAAAGGGAAGGCTTTTTCATACTTTTCAGTTATTGCTAAACATTACCTCATTCTTCATAATAATAGTGGATATAAACATGAAAAACGTTCCGTTTATTGGGCTGATGATTCTGAAAACCAAACAACCATTGAAGAAATGTTGATTATTGATAATAAAGTTGAAGAAAAGAAAAAGGATATGAAAGAATTTTCCCAATTGATGTTGAGTTTTTGGGACCATAATTTAATGTTAATTTTTAAAAAACAACGTGATATAAAAATAGCTGATGCCGTTTTAGAATTGTTTCGGAGAGCCGATGGTATTGAAAATTTCAATAAGAAGGCTTTATACCTTATGGTTCGGGAGATGACAGGGTGTAAAACAAGTTCAATTACTAAAATAGTAAATAAAATGTCATCTTATATGAATAAACACCTTCAAGAGTTTCATGATACAGGTGTTATATCAGACCATTCAAAATATTTTACATACGATAAATGACGCCGGCGTCAATTTGACGCCGTTTTCTATGCTTACCCTATTTATAAATATACTGTTTAGAGGAATTCGATTATGGCAATACAAAATCCAGAAATTTTTCATGATAAAAAATTTCAAGATATTTTAGAAGATATCTATAACAATTCTAAAGAAAAAAGAAAACAGATAACTATTTTAATGAATACGTTGTCGGATATGATTAAAAAACCAGTTGATGCGGCTGTAATAGCACCTTTGGTTAAAGAATTTTTTGAGGTTGCTGTTAAAAATGATGAACATTTAGTTAAGATGGCTGCAATAGTCCAAAGATTGATTTCAGCTGATTCTCAATCTGGAGGAAATTCATTAGAGTCCATATTAACGGCAGAGGAAAAGAATGATTTGTTAAGAGAGATAGAAAAGGAATCGGAACAAAAAGGTTTGGTAGAGTTGGGATTAATTTTAGAACGAGAGGAAAAGATTGGGCAATTGACACAAAAATCTATGAAAATAATAAATTCTAAAAAGGATAAAGAGGTAGATGGCCCGCCGAAAAACAAAAAGTAACATTTATAGGGGTGAAAATAGACAACCATTTCGACAAAACGTTCAAATTGGAACGGTTCAGGAAGAATATTTTCAATTTGAAGAATCTGTGGTTGTTGATGTTATAGTTAATGATAATCACCCGTCGTATGCCGCAGACGGCACAAATGTAGGAACTATCGTTTTTAGATTAATTAATTCACAACAATATTTACCTGATGAAAGTTTGAATGAAGCTATACCATATTTTTCTAATATTAGTGAATATCCTCTTTTAAATGAAATAGTATATGTTTTTAGGGCTTTAAATAGGTGGTATTACTTATTTAAATTTAATATTTCAAATCAAGTCACTGCTCAGCCCGTTTTTGGATTAAATGAACAACTGTCGGGCGTTAAAAGTGATTCAATAGATGTTCAACAACGAACAAATATAGCTAATGGTGGTTCAGAAATTAAAACTGGCGTCACGGATAATACTACTAAATTAGGAAATACGTTTGTAGATAAAAAAGGAGTTTATAGATTACGACAACAGGAAGGTGATATTGTTATTGAAGGACGTTCGGGGCATTCAATACGATTAGGATCTAATAGTAGTTTAAATCAAGCCCCAAATCTTTTATTGAGAGTAGGAACAGACGAAAATATTGAGGATTCTCGTATAGTTCCATTGGTAGATGAGAATATTAATAGTGATTTATCTTCTATATGGATGGTGGCAAATCAGATTATTCCGTTAACATTCGCTACCGTAGAAGATAAATCTCATTTTAAATCTATGGATGAACCGTTGGATAAATTAGCTGGTAATCAAATCGTTATCAATTCGGATAGAATTTCTATAAATACTAAGAGAAATGAATTGATGGTTAGTACGTTTTTAGGGACACATTTTTCAACATTAAAAAATCATACTGTCGATGCAGCAAAAGATTATAAAAGTTCGATTGGCCGAGACTGTTCTATTACGATAGATAGAGATTACTTATTAAGTATAGCGGGGAATTCCCAATGCGTTGTTCAGGAAGCTTATTCGTTAAGAGCTGACAAAATCTATTTGGGTTCTTTAGAAGATGATTCCCAACCAATGGTTTTGGGAGAACAATTACGTAAATTTATAAATGAATTGTTGATGATTTTTATTCAAAACTCGGCGATTTTTACATTACCTACTGTTGGTATGGGCCCATTAAATCCAGCAGTGTTAGCACAGATTCAGGCGTTACAGATAAAGTATGGTATAGATATGGATGCTCAAGAAGATCCTGGATTTTTAAGTAAAAATATTTTTGTTAAAAGATAGAGGTTAATATGAAAAAAGAAGATCTTAAAAAGATGATTAGATATCAAATTCGTGAAGAATTATATGCAGTATTACCTAAATTATTAGAAGAAGCTATGCAGAACGTTATACGAAAGAATAACTTAGTTACAGAACGGTCACGTAGTAATGTAGGTTCTAAAACGAAGCGGCAAGATCGGCCGAAACCTACCGGTGAACATTTTGATAGAAATAAATTGGCTTCGTTAATTGGATATGAAACTCCACCAAAATCTTCAGTAAAATTATCAGAAATTGCTGGTGTGCCAATGGCTTCTGGATTAAGAGCACATGAAGCCGATGCCGGGCAGTTACAATATCGTGACTACAATGATTCAATGTCTGAAATTTCTACGGATAGTGATGCTGTTCCAGTTTCTGATGTTCCTGTATCAGTTGTTCAGGCATTAGGAATGAAAGCTAAAAAAGTTTTAGATGAAACGAACCGAAGAACGAATTGGCGTCCGGGAAAATAAATGGCAGATGAACGTTCATATATAGGAATTACGTTACCCATACGAAGATCATCTACGGGTTATTTTGAACAATCTGTTACCGTAATAGAACAGATTAAATCGAATTTAATTAATTTGTTGATGACTTATAAGGGAGAACGATTATTTCAACCTGAATTCGGTTCAGATTTACATAATTTATTGTTTACACAGATGGATGAAGAATATGATTCTAACGTTCAATTAGCGATACAACAATGTGTTTCTCAATGGATGCCTTTTGTAACAATTGCAGAAGTAGAAGTATTGCGGGATGATGCACATAATAAAACTATAGCAAAAATTTCGTTCATACTTAATAACAATGAAAATAATCTCGAAGCGATAATGATCGAGTTTTAAGGTATAACTATGGCTCAAATAAATTTGCCTCGCTTGGCTAAATCATCTTCCCCCAAATCAAAAGAAATTAAATATCTTAATAAAACGTTTGTTGATTTTAGAGAAGGGTTGATAGAATTAAGTAAAGTATATTTTCCAGATACTTATCGGGATTTTAACGAGTCGTCACCCGGAATGATGTTTATTGAGATGTCTTCTTATATAGGAGATGTCTTAAGTTATTATATTGATGGACAGTTTAGAGAAAGTTTGTTGACGTATGCCCAAGAGCCAGCCAATATTATTAATATAGCTCAAGCGTTTGGGTTTCAACCTAAACCTGCAACTGCGGCACAAACTACGGCTGATGTTTTTCAATTAGTACCAGCATCGACATCCGGATCTAATTTCATTCCTGATGAACGTTATTATTTAAAAATAGCATCAAATGCTGTATTTTCATCACAACAATTTGGAAATGTGAATTTTAGGAATACAGAAGAAATAGATTTTTCTGATTCTTTGAATAGAGAAATTACGGTATTTTCCGTCAATACAGCTAATGCACCTACTTTTTATCTTATCCGTAAAAAGGCCCGTTTGGAAGCTGGAACTATCAAAACCACAACACGAACATTTACGGACCCAATTAGGTTTAGTAAAATAACTTTATCTGATGCAAATATATTAGGTGTAGTTAGTGTTATGGATTCAAGTGGTAATGAGTGGAATCAGGTAGATTATTTAGCTCAAGATTTAATTATCGAGGACCGTGAAAATCTAGCACCTGTATCAGGTAGTGATTATAGTTTACCTCCCCAAAAAATAATTAAATTTAAAACACAACCCCGACGATTTATAACGAGATATAATACAGGATTTCAATTGGAGATGTCCTTCGGTTCAGGCATATTATCTGATAACAGTGAATTGGTGTCATTGGATAGCAGTAAAATAGCTAGTGATGAATATGAAACACGATTATCTTCTACAACGTTAAATCCTGCCGATTTTCTATCATCACAAACATTTGGATTATCACCATCTAATACTGTTTTAACTATTACTTATATTGTAGGTGGCGGGCTGGAAAGCAATGTTCCTGCTAACACAATTAATACAGTTAGTAATGTATCGTCATTAAATGATCAAGATGTATTTACTGCCGCTGAATTACCATTATTTACTGAAGTGGTTAGATCATTCTCAGTTAATAATCCTGATTCGGCTACGGGTGGAAAGGGATCCGATTCTATAGAAGAAATTAGACAAAACACATTAGCATTTTTTAATTCTCAAAATAGAATTGTAACGGCGGAAGATTATATGGTTAGGTCATATGCCATGCCTTCAAGATTTGGTGGAATAGCTAAATCGTTTGTTATTCAAGAAGACCAATTATCTCAAATTGAACAATACCGAACAGGCAATTTATCATTATCGGACCAAGGAGAGTTTGTTGGAAATAAAGCCAATTCTCGTTTAATAAATCTTTATGTGTTAGGATATAATGAAAACAAACAGTTGAGATTTTTGAACGAACAAACTAAGGTCAATTTAAAAAATTATTTAAGTCAATATAAAATTTTGACGGACCAAATAAATATCATTGATGCCTTCATTGTTAATATTGGTGTTAATTTTGAAATTGTCGTTTTTAGAAATAAAAATATGAACGATGTTTTAGCATCAACTATTGATGTTGTTAAAGGATTTTTTGATATAGATTTGTGGGATATTAATCAACCCATCATTTTAAATGATCTAAGGTTGCAAATGTCCGCAGTAGAAGGGGTTCAAAGTATTTCTAAATTAGAAATAGTAAATAAATATGGATATCAAGATGGAAGTAATTACGCTAATTTCAAATATGATATTGCTGGAAATGCTTATGATGAAACGTCAGGAGTTATTACTTCCA